TCCAGCACTGGAACAAAGCCTAAAAGACAAAAAGAAGATTTTAGCAAAAAACCAAATCGTAAAGAAATGATAACAGCAAAAGAGATTCCTAACAGAACATTTGAGACCAAAGAGGATATGTTCAAATTCTTAAAAGAGAATAAGAATTTCCTTATTTCACAAAAGAAAATGGCGACAAAGTTGTCAGACCCTTTTGCGTTTTCTTTTGCCGTGAATGAAAAGAGCGAAGCAATTAAAACAGTAGGAACAACGCCTGATGATGTAAATACTATCAGAATAAAAGCGGTTATCAACTCTACCAACATTTATGATTCCCATGGCGATGTTTCCATCAACGGAAGCTGGAACAGAACAGCCAAAAACTCCAAGAATATCTACCTGCTGAAAGAACACAAGATGAACTTTGAAAACATTATCAGTGATGAAGTGGAAGTAAGAGTAGAAAAATTCAACTGGAAAGACTTGGGCTTTAACTACCTTGGAGAAACAGAATGTTTGGTATTCTATGCTACGCTGAAAAAGGAAAGAAACCCTTATATGTTTGAGCAGTACGCTAAAGGCTATGTAAAAGAACATTCGGCAGGGCTTCGCTACATTCAGCTGGAACTCGCTATCAATTCAGAGGCGGAATGGGACGCAGAGGAAAAAGCCGTTTGGGATAAATATTATAATGATATTGTAAATAAGGAAGATGTAGACCAATACGGCTATTTCTGGGCTGTAACAGAACAAAAGATAATAGAGGGAAGTGCTGTTGTAAAAGGCAGCAACTTCGCCACTCCAACGATATTTGTAGAACCCGTCGCTGACACTTCTACTGCAAAAGAGGACTCGGATAATTCCACTCCTAAAAGTGTGATTGAAAATTATTTAGTAACCCTTTAAAAATTTACAAATGAATTTTAAAAAGAAATCATTAACAGAAATTGCGAAGATGTCAGACGAGGAAAAAGAAAAATACTTTGCTGACAAAGAGGCTTTTGAAACAAGCCAAAGAGAAAAAGAATTGGAAACCCTAAAAACTGGGCTTGAAACTACTATCTCTGAAAAAGAGAAAGAAACACAGGAGTCTATTGACAATGTGCTTAAAATCGTGGAAGAAATCAAGGCTACACAAGGAGGTCTTACAGAGGATGTGTTCTTGGAAGCTGTGAAGAAAAACCACGAAGCGATTAAAAAGGCTTACGAGTCTAAAACTGGCGTGGTAGAGATTGAGTTTAAAGCAGTAGGAAACATTACTACCGGTTCAGTTGCTATGGCAACGGCTCCTAACATTTTAGGAACACAAATCGCACCTGTTTCTAATGTTAATCTTCGTGGAATGGACATTGAAACTTTCGTAACAGTGTTACCTACTTCTCAACCTGTTTATGCTTATACGGAGACTGTGCCAAAAGATGGAAACTACGAGTTTGTAGCAGAAGGGAACAAAAAACCACAGATTGACTTTAAGGTTTCAACAGAATTTGCGAAGCCAAAGAAAATCGCTGCTTGGATGCACTTAACAGAAGAGTCTGTTTACGACATCAAAGGATTGGAAGGCGTAGCAAAAGACTACTTGAAAAAGAAACACGACCTATTCAAAAACAAGGCTATCTTGTTCGGTGATGGTGCAGGAGAAAATCCAAAAGGAGCAACAAAGTATGGTCGTGCATTCGTTGCTGGTTCTATGGCGCTAAAAGTGGCAAAACCTAATTTTATGGATGTAGTGAATGCAGCGGTAACGGATATTGCTACTACTCACAACTATGAGGATGAAACGCCTTATATGGCAAACTTGGTGCTTGTGAATCCAACAGACTTCTACTTGGAATTAGTAGCAGCAAAAGACAACGAGGGAAGACCATTGTACCCAACGGCTTCGCTGTTCAACACAGTGGTAATCGGCGGTATGGTTATCAAGTCTGATGAGTCTATTCCACAAGGTAAAATCTTCGTGGGAGATCTTAGCAAGTATAACATCACTGACTACCTTTCTTACACCGTGAGAATTGGATGGATAAACGATGATTTCATCAAGAACCAGTTTGTCATCTTGGGAGAATCAAGATTCCACGCATTCGTGAAAAAACTTGATGAGAAAGCATTCATCTACGATGATATCGCTACAATCAAAACAGGAATTACAAAAGCATAAACAGATATGGAAGTAAAATTGTTAAGAGAATGGGGCGACCATAAGAAAGGAGCAGTTTTAGACATTTTGGATGAGACTGTAATACAGGCTGGTTTAGAGGCTGAACTTTTTGAGCCGACAGGCAAAGAAAGCAAAGGCGGTAAAAAATCTGCAAATGTAGAAGAAGGTAAAGACACAGAACAAGCTGAAAAATAGATACTAAATGCTGATAGACAAAACATATTTTAAAGGCGATTTGCTTATTCCTAACTTGGATGAGCCAAATCCTGATGAAAACACCACTGCGGTGAATTTAGATGAGCTTATCAACCAAGTAGAGGAAGATGTTTTGTCTTTCAGTTTTGGTATTAAAATGTGGCTTGATTTCAAGGCTAAATATGAGGAGGATTCCGCCAATCTGCCTCAAAATTATAAGGACTTGCTGCACGGCAAGACTTATACAGAAGAAATAAATGGCAGGGAGGAAACTTTGGTTTGGAAAGGTTTAATCCAAGAAACCAAAAGGGAATCACTACTGGCGTATATAGTCTATGTAGTCTATAATATGCACAATGTAACCCAAACCACGGCTTTTGGACAAACGAAGATAGATACCAAAGTAGGCACTGCGGTAAGTATTTCGCCAAAGATTGCAAGGCTGTATAATGATTTTATTTATCAGTTATATGGCGAAGTAAGGAGCGATAGAAGCGGATTAACATTGGAGGGAAACCCTTACTGGAATTTAGGAAGAGGGATAGACTACTGCGGTTTTAAGCCTACAAGTGGCTATGTTTCGCTTGTAAGGTATCTTTTGGATAATGTAGAGGATTACCCTCTATTTGATGCTAATTATCTGAAATTCGGAGGAGAAATAACAAATGAATTTGGGCTATGATGATAAACCACAATTTACTGCTGTATAGTCTTTTTGAGGATGCCTTTAAAGTGAGTTTCAAAGGCAAAGAATACACGGCTAATTACGGAGAGGCTGATTTGTTTGAACTTTGGAAATTGTTACAAAGCAAGAAACAGAAATACCCTGTTATTTGGCTACAAACAGGATACAGCGTGGTTCACGATGTAAAGGGACAAAAAACCAAACTCAAAGGTATGAGGTTCTTCTTCATTACATTAGGTTCGGAACACGCCCTTTACAAAGACAGGTTCAAATCTACTTTTGATGAAGTGTTAATGCCTTTGCTCGGTTCGTTCTTAGATAAGATAAGAAGGACCAGCGGAGTATCTTTTGAGGAGGATAACTACTCGTTTGTTTCACTGCCTTTCAATGATATTTCAGAATTAGCAAGTAGAGAGAGGGACTACGGCAACAAGAGAGGAAGCCAAACGACCACTACGCCTGACATATGGGATGCAATAGTGCTGGATATCAGTCTGAATATAGACAATGAATGTGTAAATGTTAAACCATTTAAAATTTAAAAACTTATGATAAAGAAAAGCTTCTGCGGTTCGGCAGAAATGATAGCACGACTTGGAGGTGCATTTTGTGGAGAGAAATTGGTTACAGGGTTTGCACTCCTTGACAGAAGAGTAGAAATAGACCCTGCGACTTTCAATAAGACAGCATTGGATAGACTTATCCAAGAGGATAAATTTATTGGTAAAATATCTTTCTTCAATGTGGAAGATAACGACCAAGAGGCGGATTACAACACATCTGTAAGAAAAGAAAGAAGCCGTTCTATCCCTGGGACAAAAGGGTATAGATTTACCTTTGATAAAGGTTCTTCTTACCAAAACGAATTGGCAAAATTGGACAACAGCGACAATTACAGCTTTGTGCCAATCTTTGAGGATGGCTCTGCGCTTTTTGCTATTAAAGCAAATGGTAAGTTAATGGGATTTGCTTGTAAACTATTCGTAGGAGTTAAGAAACTAAAAACCACTTCGGAGGTGTCAGGTTCTACTTTGGAAGTGGACATCTTACCTGATGCTATGATTTATTGGCAGAAGTCTGAAAATGTGTTTGAAAGTGATGAGTTTTCATTCAATGAAATCAATCCAATCATCAAATTGGCAGTTTCTACTGGCGTGCTTACAAACACGGCTACGACTACCAAAGTAAAAGTAACAGAGGCGTTCTCCAATGCGAGTGTAACAGGGCTTACTGATGCTTCTAAATGGAAAATAGAAGTGGATGGAACGCTTGGTAACATTACCAATGTTGCTTATGATGCATCAGCGCAGGAATACACTCTTACTCACTCGGCACTTGCTACTGGTAAGAAAGTAAGATTTATCACTTCCGATAATGGATTGAGAGTGATAAGCCTTGACACGAACTACTACACTGGGGAAAGTGAACTAAAAGCTGTAGTATAATGGAACTGAAAATTGGGGCTTATACTTTTGGAAATATGGAAAATTTCAAGAGTAAGAAAGAAGCCAAGGAATACATCATGGGAATTTATCCCACTCTCAACGAGGATGATGTAGAGAGACATTTAAAACCTTTATTTAGAAATGAGCGAGAAACTAATCAATCCGATAACATTGCAGAAGCGCATCCAAGCAGCAATAAGGCTGACACCAAAGATAGTGCAGGAGGCGATGGAGGAAAGGAAAAACGAGCTGATAAATCTAAATAAGGAAAATCTTATGCAGGGGAAAGATAGTGAGGGCAAAGATATGCCCCGCTATCGTAACCCTGACTATGCACATTTCAAAACCTCTATTAACCTAAATAATAGGGGTTTTTGGGATTTGCGAGTGACGGGTCAGTATCAAAGCTTTGTAGATGTTATCATACATCCAGCGGTTATTTTCTTCAAGAATGATTTACGGAATGAAAAAGCCGAATGGCTGCACAGCAAACTTGGAAAGAGGCACTTGGGGGTAACTGAAGAGCAAGGCTATCAGTTTCAGTTGGACAACAAGCCAGAGATAAGGAAAAAAATATTGGAAATTATAAACAATGGCGTGTAATTGCAGTAAGCCGATAACCAAGAGCGAGTGCGCTATGCTCCGAGAGTTTAATGAAGATGGGCGTATGTTTATCTATCATATCTTTGATGATAAAGGTCTTGTGGTGGCTTATGTGCCAAAGGGCGAAAACCCTAATGATATAGCCCACGAGCGAGGTTTTTACAACGAAAAGGGAGAATTAGAATGGTATCTAACCTCCGAGCATCCCTGTTTATGGGAATAAAAAAACACCTTTAATTAGGTGTTTTTGTTTTTATTGTTTTGTGCAGTAGTAGTGAAATACGCTATGGGTTCCTTTTGTCATAGTAATTTGATAATATTCCCCATCCTTGAGTGGTTCTTTATCCCAAACATAGAATAAATACCCTTTTTTGTTTCTGTCTGCATATGGGTATCTGTTTTCAGGGTGTGCAAAAAACTCTTCGTGCTCCCCGTTTTCATCTGTCCAATATACTGTATTACCTTCTCTAAACTCTAACTTATACTTGTTAGCGGGAACGGCTTCCCAGCCTGATGGAGTATCTTTATAATGAATTTTATAAACTCCTTTCAATTCTTCTGTAAAAGGCACTTCTATTATTTTCTGTTCTTCTTGTGGTTTGTTGTCGTCTGAACTTCTATCACACGAAACAATTGAAAACACGCTGAATACAGCGATAAGTAAGGTAAATATTCTGTTCATTTTATATGGAAGTTTTAAATTCAATGCAATATAATGAAAATTATAGTAATAAATAACTTTTATTTATTAGTTTTTGTTATTTTTATTTAGTCTAAATAAAAATAATATTTGTAACTTTGAGAAAAATTAACAGAGTGCATTTATTTTGGTATCACAGCCCCGTTCGGTTTTATAAAACGCTCCAAGAGTTGCAGGATATGACCAATCCGCAGAATACACAATATTTTGGGGAAAGAAACCCTTATCCGTTGGAAATAGGCGCAAAACATAGGTTTGTAATTCCGATGTATGGCAACACGATAACGACAGGAGAACACAAGGTTTTTTTGGTCAGTGGAACAAACAGAACAGAGTTAGAAAGTTCGGTTTTTGAAAAAGATGGCTATTTAAAGTATGTAACATTCAAGTCTGATAAGCCCTTAACTGGAAGACTGGAAATAGTGAATGTTACCACTGGAAAAACAGAATACTATTCTAATTGTGTTTGGTTTTTGGATTCCACCGATGCGCAAGGACGAAAGTTTATAAGAGTGGCGACAAAACACGCCTACAATAGGAATTTGTTTGAGTTTGATGAAGAGGGAGCGTGGATTGTGACCAATCTACCAGCATACTGCCTTGGCGATATACGAATAGAGGCTGAAATATCCAATAACAGAATAGGTGGTAATTCTACGCTAAAAATCAAAGACAGCTACATCGATGAAGTGGTAAATTATGAGTTTTTAAGCGGTGGCGATGGCAACATCTTGAATTTCATTCAGGTTCATGCTACTAATAACCAGTTTTTCATTGATGGAACGCAAAGAACGGCTTTGGAAAAGATAGACAACTCGGACTTTGCGATGAGTGGAAAAATATCTTTTACTAATGTCAAAAACGCTAATGGACTAAATGTATTACTTAATGAACAAGAAATATTTTCTAAATAAAAACCAATGAGAAACGAAATAATACAGGTAGAAATAGAAAAGGTAAGGAATGAGACCACTTTTGGAGGGAATACCTGCCAAAGGATAGCTTCTATATATACACAGCTGAACGATAGTAAGGTAGAAAACAGTGAATTTACAGATAAACTGAACGAAAAAGCAAGTCTTGTTGATTTAGATTTAAAACCTAATCTTAATGCCGACAATCTTACACCGCAAAACATTATCGCATGGAAAGCCTGTTTAAGCATACCCAACAACCTCGCTACAATAGATAAAGACACATTAAAGGGTAATGCCTATGCCAAAGCCACAGAATCCATCACAGAGGTGGATGCTGACTACAAGTATGTTGTCATCACTAATGAAGATGGGGAGACAAGGAAGATGAGAGCGGACAGCCTTGGCAAGAATATCGGTAATTCTGATTTGCAAGTCCCAAAGGGAACAGTCCGAACATTGAATGTTACAGGAGCGAAATTCCAAGTTCAAGGGTTGGAGAACAAAAAGTCGGATGCTTCTTTCAACAAAAAAATAAAAATAAATGATGCGGGGCAGATGGCTTATACCGATGAAGCCGATATTACGCTCAATATTCCGGAGAATTTCACGGGAAAGCCGAGCATAGGTTCTATGACTATAACCGTGAATCATATTTATCCTAATCAAATTCCAGAACGACCTGCTTTTGCAGATGAATTAAAAAATATCATGGCAGAATATAAGAATATTATTTTCACCCCAATCAATCAGGGGGATTTGGTTATAAAAACCAAAGAAAACAAAGGACTCGGAACAAATAAAACCTACACTGATGGCAGCTTCTCTTTGAACGGGAATGACCCTGAATTTAACCCTTATGCAGCAGCCGAAGAAATGGTTAATATCACCGCTCCAAATATATTACTACCTAATGACAAGAACTGGATATTGAAGATTTCAGGAAGTATTACAGATGAACTCCATGGGGGTAATATTTGGGCTGGGGTGTGTCGTGAAGTAGAAACCCCTGTTACATATGGAATAAGCACAGGAGTATATACTTCTATCAACTTTATTGGAAACAAGGATTTGTTGGTTGGGAATAATTCTCGTGTTGGTTTTCTGTGTTTGATTGTGAAAACGGGAGGTGTTATTACTACAATAGTATATCAAGGCGGAAAAAGTGTCTTTCTAAGCCTTAATGCCTTTACAGAGTTGGGAAATTACACTCCTAAAATAAGCCTTCGTAAGTTTTCTAACATCTCAGCGAGAATGAGTTATAAGATATTGGATTAAAAAAAACAAAAAGATATGCAGACATTATTAGAGCAGGAAATCAGCAGACACCCGCTGTTTCCGAACATCAAAAGAAAAGTGGCAGTAAGGAATATCACTATTCAAGGGGAATTTGAGCAGATAGTGATAGATGCCTGTCTATTGTATTACGATGAAAACCAAGGCGGTAAGGAGGTAACGCCAGCATTTAATTCAAAACTGAACGGCTGGATTGTCAATAATAACAGCCTCACTACTGTGCGTAATGATAAGGGGCAGCCGATGCCGAACCCAAAATACAAAGAAGCCCCAGCAGACGGGGAAGATACCAGAACGGAGGAAGAAAGAGAGAAATTCGTGAGGCTTCCGAGCTTTGATTATTTTTTCAGCATCATCAAAAACCCGAAGTCTCCAAGTCTAATCAACCTCCTGCTTCTGCACATTCAGGAGAACGATGGAATAAAATTTTTTGATAAACTTTTAAACCTATCTGATGAAAGTATTTAAGTTTTTGGGCGGACTTTTTCTATTTCTCTTAGCTTGGGTGCTGTTTCTTCCGCTCACGCTGATGAATTTCATAGTAGTTTTATTCAAGTATAAAAACTTGAATTACTTTAAAAGTTCGGCGGTTAATCTTGACAGGTTCGGCAACTACGAGTTTAGGAGTTTATTTGATTTGACTTTGCGGAAAAAAGAGGGCTATCAGTTCGGAAACTTTGAAGAAACCATAAGTTCGGTTCTTGGAAAAAACCAAAGAGACAAAACGCTGTCAAGAGCTGGAAAGGTTTTGGTTTGGATTTTAGACACGATAGAAAAAGAACATTGTAAGAAAAGTATAAAAGAATTAAATAATGAATATTAGAGAGTTTATTTTGAACAACTTGGTGTTGTTATACAAAGGAAGTTTTTTGACAAAAGTAAATGCTTCGCTCAAACTGAGTGCTACTCCTGCGGTGGCTATTTCAGTATTTGAGTATTTTTCAGGACTTTATACCACGGACTTGTCTTTCCTTTATGGCGTATTGTTCGTGCTAATGGTAGACCATGTTCTTGGGTCCTACCTGCATTACTTTGTAGATAAGGATTTTACCTTTAAAACCAATCTTTTAGGATTGTTGAAAAAACTAACGGTTATTCTATCAGGGTATTCCATGCTCCTGATTATGCACGATGCATTGGATGAAGTAGAGTTTTTGGATGTCTATTTCAAAGTAATGGTAAAATTGATGGTTTTGCTTTACCCCCTTGGGTCTGCTTTGGTTAATATGTCCAAAGTAACGAACGGAGCATTTCCACCGAGTGGGCTTTTAAAGAAGATAAAGAATTTTGAGAAGACTGGCGATATAGATAGTTTAAAACAAAAAACAGAAAGCGATGAAAATAATTAAACTCTTAAAGATTAGCGTTCTCCTGCTGGTGCTTTTTGTGTTGTTTTCGTTGTTGATGGCAGGTTGTGGAGCAAGAAAAGTAAAGAAACAAGAGGAAAAAGAGAAGCAGAAAACCGAAGTGAAAGAATCGGTAAAAACAGATTCTGTTTCGGAGACAAAAACGGAGGGAACGACTAATGTCAAAACCCTTACGAGCAATTTAGATTTTACGATAAAACCGATAGGTGAGGCTCCCGTGAATTTTAGGTTTTTGTATAACGGAAATATCGTGGAGGGCAGCGCTAATGGAGAGGTCTATTTTAAAGACAAAAAGCAGGAAAAAGACTCTATTATAAAGATAATAGAAAAGGTAAGAGTAGAAGTAGAAAAGCAGGAACAAAAACAGATAAAAGAACGACACGAACAGACAAAGGAAGAGAAACAATCAGAACGAGCGGAGAATTGGATAATCTACTTGATATTCATCATCGTGGGGATGTTTCTTTGGGAGAGACTAGATAAAATAATTGATAAATTCAAATGATATGGCGGACATAAAACATTTAAGACCATTTATATTAAAATGGGAGGGCGGACTTTCAAGGGACCCGAAAGATACCGCAAGTAAGGTAAAATGCCCAACGTCTTACAAAGGAAAGACTGGTTACCACACGAACAAAGGCATAACCTATGCGGTATGGCGTTCAATATTTGGTTCGGATAAGGATATGCGGTTCTTGGAGATGAACGATGCTGATTGGGACACAGTAATGAAAAAGCTGTATTGGAACAGGTGGATGGCTGATTTAATCAAAGACCAAGCATTAGCGAATACTTTGGTGGATTGGGTTTGGGGAAGTGGCGCTTATGGCATTAAAATCCCTCAAAGAATGCTTAATGTTACAGCCGATGGCGTGGTAGGCGCAAAGACCATAGAAGCGCTGAATAACGCACCGAAAGACTTTTTGCAAAGGCTTTATAAGGAAAGAGAGGATTTCCTGTATAGAATTGTAAAAAATAATCCTACTCAAAAGGTGTTTCTCAAAGGCTGGATGAATAGAATGAATGATTTGAAGAAATGGAATGAAAGGTTTTGAGGGTAGTTCAATGGGGGTAGTTCAAACCCAATAGGGGTAGTTTAGGATAGATTTATTTTTCAATTTAATATCTTTGCAGTATGGGAAGTATCCAAAAATTAAGAATATTATCACAAATATTTTCTCCAAATATGTTTAAAAAAATAATTAGGGGACAGGATACATTATTTTTTAACAAAAAGATAAACAAGCATTTTCATTCTCAAAAAACCAGCAATCTCAATATAATTAAAACAATATATAAAGCCTTGCAAAAAGATTATCGGTGTGAGTATATATACAAAAATAATTTATTACTTGATATTATAAATAAGCATCGTCTTGATGAAACTTTAATGCTTAATGAATTAAAAATAGGTTCCTCAAAAGCGGATTTGGTTTTGCTTAATGGAGTTATAAGAATATTTGAAATAAAAACCGAATTAGACGGGTTGGGCAAACTATCAAAACAAATTTCTGATTATCAAAAATTTGCAGATAGTGTATATATTGTTACAGATGAAAAATATGCACAAAAACTTAAAATAGAATATGCCAATACAAGTATTGGTATCATTGTGCTGAATAAAAATAATGAACTTATAGAAGAAAAAAAAGCATCTAATAATGATGAAAATCTTGATTTTGAGACTATATTTAAGGTTCTAAGAAAACAAGAATATTTAGATTTAGTAAAATCTGAATTTGGTTTTATACCCAATGTTCCCAATACCAAGATATTTAAAGTTTGTTATGAGATGCTATATAAAAAAATGTCTGTAAAACAATTTCAAGAAAAAGTTTTATTGATATTAAAAAAGAGAAAATTACATAGTCCTAATCTTTTAACATCAAAAAAAACACCAAAAGAATTAAGATATATATGTAATTCTCTAAATCTCAAAGAAAAGGAATATGAATATTTGTATAGTTTTTTAGCGCAAAATAATAGTTTATGTATCAACCATATATAAGAGGAAAACAATTTTCTTTTTGTCATTTGAAGTCTTGCGTGCTACGCTTGGGGTTAGTAGAATGGCATGGGGAAAATTAAAAAAGAGCGTGAGTTTTTCACGCTTTTTTGTTTACAACATTTTGCTATAAATTGTTCACAAACGATTTTGATTACAAAAGTTGTATTCATCTTGGTACCTTTTCGGTCTCATCTTAGCACCTAAAAAAATAAAAACGCCTGTTTATGGGCGTTTGTCTTGGTGCCTTTTATTGAAATTTAGGCATCATCGCCCTTGCTTTTTCAAATTCCCTTTCTTGATGTTTGGTTGCATATATTTGAGTTATCTTTTCAGAGGAGTGTCCAAATATTTGTTTTACTGTCTCTATATTCATTCCGTTGTCTTCTTTATCATTTGCTCCTTTATGCTTTAAACCATACATCTTTTTATTGATTCCTAATATACCCTTTACATGCTCTCTCCAAAGGTTACCAGCAACATTGATAGACATTTGGTAAGGAGATGTTTTGAATAATTTGCCTTTTCTTCGGCAATAAGGGCTTTGAATTCCAAATAGATAATAATCAGGATTTGACAAATCAAGACCTAATAAATCATTTTTTAAATCTTCTGAAAAAGGGACTTTCCTTGCTTTTGTCTTTGTTATTTCTGATGGAAGTAAAAATATGTTCTTATTGAAATCTATCATAGAACATTTTATTTGTCTTATTTCGTTTGGTCTAATCCCACATTGATATAATATTTTAAGGAAGATATTAAAATTAGGGCAAACATTATTGAAATGCTGAATTATCAGTGTTTGCTCCTCTGGCGTTATCAGTTCCATTTCTATTGGAGTTTCTTCTGGCAGGTAGTCTAATCCCTGAGCAGGGTTGTTTTTGATTATAAACTCCTTTTTTAGTGCTGTGAAAATAGACCTTAATACATTAGATGCCTTATTATATCTTTTGTTAGACCATTTTTTAGACTTTTTTACAGTGTCAAGAAGTATTTTTATATGATAGGAATCAAACTCTTTAATATCGTGGTTTTGCCATCCCAAACTAAGGATGGTTGGTTTTATAGCACGATAAACAGATGAATAATCTTGAAAAGTTTTTTTAGCTAATTTCCTTTTAAAAATTTCAAAGACGAAATCAAATGCTTGTATAATGTTGTATCCTAAATCTTCTGGCTGCGGTAATCCTTTTTTTTCTGGATTCCATCCTTTTTTTAGGTCTCTTTCTATAAAAGATTGGAGGACTTCTGCTTTTAGCATTCTATCGGCGTAGTTGTCCTCTTTTGCTAATCCTTTATAAAACTTTTTAATAATCTTTCCGCCAGAATAGATATATACATACCATTTCTCGGAAAGGTCTGCTGGTGCGTGAATTTTTACTTCGTAACTCATTATCCTTTTGTTTTTGTTTGGGAGGTTGGATAATGAAAAACTTACTATTTTTTACTATAAATTACTCGCTTTGTTTTTAAAACATTGATTTATAGTAAATTACAAATTTTGTGGAGCTGGAGGGATTCGAACCCTCGTCCAAACAAGCAACAAATAAACTTTCTACATGCTTATTTTGTTATTATT